CCCATTGTCTACCCTGGCACCCCTCGCGTATTCCTGGTGACGCAGACGCGCCCAGCTGACAAAAAGAAATCGATCAGTTTGCGCTAGGTGTTCGCTAGGCTGACAGCGCGGACTACCCTGGGGTAATGCGGCGAACTGTTGCGTTATATATAGGGTGTCAGATATTTTTACCAAAAATAGAACAGGGCCCCTAGCGTTAACTAAGAGCCCTGCCTAATGGAACAACGAATGCAAAAGAAGCATTATGAGACCAACCGTCAGTCATCTGAAAGTGGACCGAAGTCGATCTCGAAGCAGTTCATACCAGAACCAAGGCTATCGTCAATAGTATTCTTTGCGACACTGACGAGTCCTTTAGCGGCAAAGTGATTATCAAAGATGATCTTGCAGCTGTGCTTAGAGTCAGCCACTAGGATCACATAGTTTTCAAAATGTTCTCCGAGGATAGCAGTGACGCTTTGTAAATCTTTGGCCATAGTTACTTAGAGTTAACTTAGAGTCTAACTATAGACTAACTTTAGTGTAATATTCAATATTGTTATTATCACTAATTACTGACTTTAGTTAACCTATAGTTACTATAGGGGGACATTTCTACCCTTGTCAATACTGTATTTCCCCCATCCATATAAAATCATCGGTTTTTTGTTCTTACATTAGTTAATATCGCTTATTGTTTTACCTATAGTCCTACAATATAGGCGGTACGAATTACCAAGTGAGAATATTGGCGCCCCCTCGCCGGACCTTAAAGTAAGCCTCGGCGTGTTTCTGGAGCTCTTTCTTTATATCCTCCTCCTTTCGCTCTAGGATGCGTTCTGACGCGTCTTGGGCCATTTGCTGACTCCAGTAACCAACAGCCATCGAAAGCGCGTCTAAGCGGTCGTCATGGGTCACAGCGCCGCGATCTCGTGTTATGCGTGTTAGCTGGTAGATCAACTGGTATTTTAGAGCGTGGTCTTTAGGATACACCTGGCTAGTCTCGTAGTCGTTCTGGATGACCTTAGGATCGACCACCAGCTTATGCCCAGTCATCACTGGCTCTAGTGTATCGATTATACGTTTTTCTTTCTGTGTGCTGTGTCTCACCTCTTCGATTGTGCAAGCGTGGACTTTGCGCAACACAGGTTTAAGCAATTCGACAAACATGCCGTCACCGAAGTTAGACTCAACGACGATCTCGTTGACCTTGTGTTCTTTGGCGGTCATAGAGAGAAACTTGAGTGTTTCCTCTGAGTATCCTCCCTGGACTCCACCAGCCGCTGTGACATAAAGATACCCGTTTAACATTTTGACTACCGCGTAGCCTGTCTCGTCTTTACCTCGTCCTGACGGGTCGATAGACATAACGGTCCCTGTGTATTCTATGTGTTTACCCAGGGTCTTCATAGGCCTGTAGAACCTATCGCCAGTCATGCCGACATTAGGGATCGATCCGTCCCACTCTAGGTCCGGGTCTTTGGCCCACACTAGTCGTTCTGGGGCAAGCTCAGTGTCCAACGACATCACAATCAGATCTGAGATCTTGAGTGGATACTTTTCGACATCACTGAGGTTCGAATCGAGCATAAACTGTAAGGCGTAACCTGCAGACCCATAGGATACTTTACGTTCTGCAAGATCCACATCAGAGAACCGGAGTGGCTCTGTTGACTTTCCTTTATTATCAATATTAATACAACACTCAGCGATGTGCCCATCGTATCGCTTCATGTTCTGGTCTGGGGTGACATACTGCGCAGGCCAGACGCGGGTCTGGTAGCCACGCTCGGTTAGCTGTCGGTATATCGTGTCTTCGCACTGTGGTGTTCCTAGAAAGATTACCTTGGAGTCGTCGAGGGGCTTAATGATCGCATCGAACTCTTTGACTTGTTCTCCGAGCTTGTCTCGCATCATCTGGGTCGCCGAGTTATTCGGCACCTCGACGTCATCGGCTACGATAATGTCAGCACGAGACCCGGTCAGTTGAGATGTGATACCCAGGGACTTAACGGACGGGGCGTGTGACGCTGGGGCTGGCCCGACGTCAAACGAGATCTTGGAGAATCGTTGTTTGTCCTGGGGTATAAGATGCTTAAGGAGTGGCATCTCATGGATAAGCCTAAGAGTAAAAGTTGAGAAGTCATCTGCTCTAGTCTTTGAAGCAGAGACAACAAGTATGTTCTTTGAGGGATCGAGGAGCAACTGGTGGACAACATAAGCAGAGCAAATCCAGCTTTTACCGACGCCTCGAAAGCCTTGGATAACTGCTCGTTTATCTCCGTGCTGCATGTAATCCGCGATTTCATATTGTATTTGAGTTGGTTCAGGTAGGTTAAGTTGTTTCCACACTAGGTAGAGAAAGTTCCTGAAGTCTTTGAGTTGCCTTAGGTCAGCCATTTCGTGATCTGTTTTGGCTTTTCTTTTGGAGCCGTAGGTTAGACGCAGCGTTGTTCCTTGGGTTTCGGTCTTTGTGATCGACGTCGCGCCCTTTGATTTTGCTGAGCCCCAGCTTGCGCGCCATGAGTCTCCGTGCGGCATTGCGTCCGGCTCGGCGTTTCTTTTGGTTCGGCTTAGCGTGGTAGTTAGCGTATTCGCTCTTGTAGTTTCTACTCATTGGACGCCATGTTTACAATTCGGTCTACGTTATCGTCGTGGAACGGCAAGGCGTTGACTAGTTCGTGGAGTGGTGAGCTTTCGGTGGCCACAGCGGACACGTTGTTGTCCTTGAGGAACTGTCTGACCGTCGATAGGTCAGCCGTGGATGCCTCTCCTGATTTGACCCTGAGTAAAAACTCTTCGATCAATAGGTCCTGGAGTTCATATAGTTTATCTGAGCGGTCCATGTTACTTTAGTTCCTTTCTTATTTTTATTATTAAATATGTAAGCGTGGTGACCCCGACGCAAATAGCGATCGAGGTGTTAACACTTTCAAGGGTGATGGCCCCGAGGAGCCCTGTTACGCCAACTAGTGACGGTGCATACGTTGAGTTCATTATTGTCTAGCGGCTCGTGCTTTCTGTATCGCTTCAATCTCACGCATGCGGAGCTCTGGGTTTTCTTGGAGCATCTTTGATTTCGCTACGCCCCTGTAAGCCCTGATCATGCGACGCAGCGCAACAACTTTAGGGCTGTCGCTTCCTGTTTCGTCTTTGAGATCTTCTCCAGACAACGCTGCGTATTCCTTGCTCTTAAACATACGCTCTAAGCTTTGACGTAGTGTCCGACCTCGGATCGTTGAGGTCCCGACGAGCTCTAAGAACCTATCGTAAGCCTGTTGGCCAGTCTCTGGGTTATAATATTCTTTCATATCTAACTCTTCAACGCCAGGCCTCAAGAAACGCGAAGGTTGTCTGAAGCCAGACCTAAGGTTAGAAATCTCGTATTCAACTGCGTTCTTCGGATCTTCTTTGATGTATAATGGATTAATAACACCAGCGACACCCCCGCTACTAGGGACCGTCATAACTTCACCGAGAACATTACGCCTCGGAGGTAAGTTACCCCCAGCAGGTGTTCTTTTGATCATACGGTCAATGATACCACGGGCTTCACGCAGTGGTCTGTCTTCTTCGTAGTTAAGTGACTGGTTGATCACGTTAGGCACAAAGCCTCCAGCGATGCTACCGAGAAACTTCTCTGCGTCGCGCACTGGGTCTTTGAACTTCAAGAAATCAAAGAGGTTATCAAGCCCCTGAACATAAGACTTAGACGTTATGTTGTTTGAGAACGCAAGGGCCGCAACGCTAAAGACTTTCTCAAGGTCCCCGTCGTCGAGTTCATTGTATGTCTGTGCTTCGTTGATGTCAGCGACAACGCCGAGCATCGTAGCGATCGGATCGAGCCTGTTGTAGCTTACCCACTTGTCCCCGACTTTAATGGAATACTGTTGGTTGTTCATCTCCCAGGACTCTCGTTGCTCTTTGTTCTTAGGGCCATAGCCTGTGATGAGCCCTTGGCCTTTACCGCTCTGTAAGAAATACAGCAAGGCAGCCGTGGTGGTCACTGAGGTAGCAAGTCGTCCTCGTGTCTCGGCCCGCACTGTAGCGTCAGGGCTCATAAGCTTGGCCCTAAAGTCTTTACTTAGGACCTGCAGAGATCCAAAGGGAGACCGAGAGATACCGTAGGTCAACAGGTTCGTCGGTGTGCGCACAAACGGAATCACAAACTTAAGCGTTGGGTGTTTCTGCGTTAACATAGACAACATGTTTGACACGCTGTTCTGTGAGTCCTGCGTGTGCGTGTTGATTTTCGCCATCTGCTCTGCCTTAGCAGTCAAGACGCCCCGGTCTTTGAAGCTGAGCTCTGTGCCATCAGGTAAAACAAAAGGCTGCTGGGTAGACTTAGCGACTTCCTTTTCGATAAAGTTCTGTCGTTCTTCAAACTTTAGATCCATCTCGTCAGCTTTGAGCTCTGCGTCTCGCCTAATGCCTGCCTCATTGAAGATCCTTCCGGTCTCAGTGGTGTAACCTTGGACTCTATCTGCAACATACTTAGATAGGTTTTTGCCCCTGAGTCCTTTCTGGATTGCTTCGGCTGCTAACTCTTGTTGAACGTAAGCTCGGTAGTTGAACGCCTTGAAAAACTCATCGCCAGCCACGAGTCCCCTCGATGGTAGTCGCACTACTTCCCCCAAGAAGTTAAAGGTGCTTGATATAGCATTATCACCCCCTGGAGGAGAATAACTAATAGCTTTACGCGCGCTCGCTCTGTCGTCAAATAGCCTTGCCTCGGGGATCGAGATGGCCTCTCCGTTCTTTAGGGCTCGTGCTGACAACTTGAAAGCATCGGCGACGGCTTGCATACTAAACGAATACTGTAGGGTAGCACGGGTGAGCGCAAAGTTACCTGACAACGCGCTGCCTAGGGTTCTCTCGACGGTCCCTACGGCATAAGTTACCGCAGAGCCTATCAAGTTAACTAGTTGTGTAGTAGGACCTGAGAGCAGTGAATTCATCCAGTATTCTTGCACCATGTTCATCATGTTGCTGCCTAGTCCGCCCTTAGCGATCTTATTGAGTCCGTGCTCTATGTCGTCTCCGGTCTTAGCGTTGACCACGAGGTCCAAGAGTTTCTCGTCGCTCATGCTACCCAGGCGCTGATCGCGGAACTTAGCGATGTCCTGTGGGGTCAGCTTGTCAGGCAGTGGGTCGATCTTCTTGCCTTTGATCTGTTTATACATGTATTTACGCTGGAGCATTCCTAGTGAAGCAGTGCGTCCAAACTGTGCAAACAGGTTCTGTGAGGCATTAGTAAGATTAAGGTGGAAGAGCATCTCAGTAAACTTCTCCTCGTAGGCGTCGGTTCCTTTGGTTAACCCTCGGACTTCAACGGCAAGGTCATGGGCTTTGCGTGCTAATGTATTATTTAAATATTTAATAGCCATCTGGTCCTTGTTGAACTGATCGGCGTATTGATCTCCGCGTGCCTTTAGCTTTTTATACTCAGCCTCAATAGAGTTCTTATTGCCCCCAAGCGCATCCGAGAGATCCATTGACTCTTGGAGAATATCTTTCTCAGTTGTCTTTTTGAGCGTTCCCTTTTCGATAGCCTCAAGCGTCTGGTTGGTAGACAATGCACGAACAAGAGGCAATAAGTCACTTTCAGACGACACGAGCCTTATGTTACTCATCAGCGCTTGCTTACCGCCTACGCTTATGTCTTGGGCTAGTGCTCTGTTAAGCTTTGTTGCTTTTGCTTCGGCCTCTGGGTTTAATTTCTGTCCGTCTCTGAGTGGCGTATTAGCAAAGCCAAGTGATTTCTCTGAGTCAGCGTCGAGCCTAAATTGAAACTCTTGTTGCTCTAAGCCTTCAAAGCCGCTAGGTTCGTCAGGCTCGTCTTTGATTTTCTCTGCTTCAATATCAGGCTCTTCTCCTTTGGCTTTACTTTCTGGACGTGGCGCCTTAGGGGCTTCTACTTCGTTTGCACCAAACAACTCGTCTTGTGTCATGTCAGATTTTGACATCGCTTCTGCAGTGGCTTCCTCAGGGTCCATCCCTTCGGCCACTAGTCTCCCTCTATTTTTTATTAATTTAACACTCTTAAGGAACGGGACTAACAGAGCCGTAGCGCCGATCTCAAGGAACATCCCTTCCAAAACGTTCTTGAAGCGTCCTTCAATTTCATCTTCGTCCCCGGTAGCCTTAAGATACTCAGTGACCGGATTCTGGAACATCTCGTATTGATACAAGAAGTTACTCAATCGTTCTTCTTGTCCGTTGAACGCCAGGAAGTCGGCGCCTGCACCAGCCGCGTAGTTCTTAACGAACGTGGCTTTCTTGGATGTCTTATTGATCGCTGCCATTTGTTTTGCAGGGATCTGGTTTCCACGTTTCAGCAGTTGTTTCGCTACGTCACCGCCAAACATCTTTCTAGCTTTAACAACCTGACCTGCTTTACCTAACGCGCCTGCAACAGGAATAAACCCAGTGATAAACTGAGAGATACCCTCTACAATACCACCGGCCATCGTTGAGGACCGACCAAGAGCACGTTGGTCGTAGTCTGGGAGAATATCTCCGGTAGCAAAGTCTAAGAAGTTGTATACCCCTTGTACTGCTCCCTCGGCCCCTCTGAACGGGGCTTTAACAATATCGAGGAACAAGTCGTCTTCTTCTTCGTTTGGAGGCATTAAGCTGTCTTCTATGGCCATAAGTGTGTTACGTTGTGTTTAATATTATTTAATTTATTCGAGGTAGAAGCCCGGTGCCTTTTAACGCCCCGTCATCTGACAGGTTGTCGTCTGCGTCTACAGGTTCTGAATCTCTAGGCTCAACAGCCGGGATATATGATATTCCGTTCGTGTTAAGAAGAAGTTCATAATCTTCCATTTCCTCCCTTTTTAAGTCTTTACCAAGCGGAATATCAAAGCGGAATTCTGGTGCTGTTTTAAACATCTAACCCGTATCGTGGACAATAGCCCTTACGTTATTGAATGTCTTTTTCTCGCCAGTCTTAGGATCTTTATAAGGAAGAGCAGGTATAACATATTCTTTATTATAGAAAGCTGGATTCCCTGCGAGTGTTATGTAATCATGCTTACCCTCAGCATACTCTTGAACGGTTCGAACTAAAAACTTCCCATCAGGCCCTGGACGTGACGACGGGTATCCGCCTTCCATCTTATCGCCTCCTTTTTGAGGTGAGTAGATCGAAATGTTACCTTTAGTTCCTGTTACTTTAGCTTCTACTGTAGGATCAGTCTTTATAGGTTCATCGAGATTCAACTCTAGTTGTTCTTGTTTAAACTTAGGTCCTTTAGGAATCGGAGGTAGCTCACGTTTAGGTTTAGCTTCCTGTTTAATTTCAGGTTCTTTAGGGGCCTCTTTAGGAGTCACTTTGGCTTCTGGGACAGGTTTACGAACACCGCTGCGGTAATCCCGGTAGTCTTTTTGGCGCTGCTTTAAGATTTCAGGTGAAACATCAAGTAGCTTAGCGATCTCAGCGCTCTGCTCGTCCGTCATGTCTTTTAGAAGCGCAGAGGCCTTAAATCCACCTTTAGGTATGCGAGTTGCTCCTTCAAACTCTCCAAGTAACTCGTTTCTAAAGAAGCTCTTAGGGTCTTTTATTATAGCGCCTTCAGGGAGATACCCTGGTTCACCTTCTCGGCCACTAAGTGCTTTCTTGACTTCTTCAGGCGTGTATCCTTTGAATAATCTCCTTGCTCTAAACACGTCGTTACTAAGCTCTTCATACTTCTGAACAAACACGGGCTTGTTTGGAACTGCACGTCTTCCTCTCCCCAGCACCCTGTCTTTGGCTTTCCTTAACTCTCCCTTGATAACTGGTTGTGCTTCATCGTATAACGCTTCAACATCTTCAAGTATTATTTTAGTTTCTTCAGGTGTATTAGGGTTGTATCGAAGCGTATGTTCAAGGCTATCATATAGCTTCGGCATATTAACGACGGTTTCAGCTTCGGCTCCAAAGAATTCGCCAATAGCGACGCCTAGTCCTCCTAGTTCTTGCTGGAGCTCAATTCCAGATCCTTGTAATCTTTTAGCGACGCGTGGACGCGCTCCTCTTCTTGTGCGGATTGTCCCAGAACCGACGCGGAGCATTTCCTTTGACTTTTCTTTTAAACCTTTTTCTGCTGCTATCTTGTCAAGTCTCGCCGTCTCTTCGTCTTTTACCTTAGTTTCTTCTTCGGTCTTTTTGACTGCGCTTGCAAGAAGATCGTCTACGTCTTCCTTAGCTGACTCCATGATAAGACCCATTCGGCTCGTCATGTGTTCGGAGATAATAGTATTACGCTTTCTTTCAATATTTTCACCATCCTTAATCGTGTAGACCTTATCACCTAGAGTTATTTCTTCTCCAGGATCTAAGCGCGCCACTAGTTCCATTGCTTCAGCACGATCGTTAAGAAATTGTTGGTTCTTTTCACTTAGGATTTTCTGCAACTCGGGTCCTAGCGCAAAAGTAGCAAAGTCATCCCCAGTCCGCGGATCGGCGGTTTTATCTGCCTGAATCGTCTTTCCAATAAGAGCTTCACTTACATCCACCCCTTTATACGTCTCCCCTTCTAAATCAAATTCAACATAACCAACAAGTAGCCTTCTTGTTTGACTGAGCATAGCCTGTGGAGACGCGTTGCTTCTTCCAGACTCTGCTTCTAAGTTATCGATGATGTCACTTTCTTCTCTGAACCCATCGTTAACGCCTTGTTCAAGTGCCTTGAGGTATCCTTTTCTCTCGTAATCGCTTACGTCTAGGTTTTCAATCCGTCGTTCCTCTTCCTTTATGTCCTCAAATACTTTCGTAGAGTTTTCCGTATGTCCGCTCTTAGACGCCGCTTTGTATTTATCTTCGTATTCTATCGTTTTTTCCCTTATCCTTACATTTGCGGCTTTACGCTCTTTCTCAACAACAGCTTCACGCATCTCTTCAAGGTCATCAAGTTTCATTTCGTAAAAGCTTTCGCCTAAGGGTGTCCCTGATGAATCGAGGCGTGTGGTTCCGATCGTTACACCTGCGTCTCTCATGTTCTCTAGGAACGCAATGCCGTCGTCGAGCTCGTCCTCACTACTGTCAAAGTTAAGGATACCAAGGGTAGCATCGATGACCTTTATCTGTTCTGAGCGGGACAGACTGCTACTAGACGCTTCCCAGTGGCTCTTAAGTCTCTCTAAATCTCTGTCCTCTGAGCCGTGCATACGGGCCAGTGAGCTCGCTAAGTTCGGCATGAGCACTTCTTGTTTATGCTCTTCGGCCATAGCTGAAGGTAACGTCTGTTTTAATTTATTAATATTAACAGAGGCTTCCTGTAAGAACCCAGTGCGCATAATAGCGTTTGCACTGAGAGTCGGGTCGTTCGTTAGGTAGTCGTCGGTGATCTCATTGATCGCGTTGCTTATCTGATTGTAACTCGGCTTGTCTCCGTTTTCTTTAAGAAACTTAGTCTTGAACTCTTCGATACGCTCAGTGAGCACTGCGTTAAACTCCACGTTCTTCTCAGCGCCCAACAACATCTTGGCGCGGTAGGTTGCCACAGGGTTAAGCTCGTAGTCGGACCTAAAGGCCTTAGAGAGGTTCACTTCGGCTTCTGGGCGTGCCAACAGTCTCTCTTTTTCGGCAGGGTCCATGCTCGAGATTTGCTGCTGGACATCTAAGATTTGTCTTTCGTTCTCTGCGATCTGGGCGTCACCGTATTTCGCGATGATCGGGTTGACTTTACCTAAGGCATCTGCGAGGCGTCCTAGCGTCGTCTGTTCGGCCTTGGGTGTCCGCTGGACCGCCACCGAATACTGTCCTGCCTGGAGTTCACGCGAGGTAACACTAGGCAACGATAAGTTAAAATCGACCTGCTGACGGCGTTGTTGTTGGAGAAGTTCTTGTGGTGTCATCTATTGTGTTCCAGTTTTCTGTTTTCCGATTGTAAGCTGACGGCCTTTTGCCGTTGAGTAAGCGTCGAGGCTTCCAAGTGCCGACGTTAAGGCTGTCCCTAAGAAGTCTGGTTGGTCAATCGGTCTATTAATATTAATATAATTCTGTTGAGTCTGGAGCCCCAGGTCACGGGCTTTAAGTTCATACGACTGGTCAGCCAGGGTCTGACGTTGTTCAAAGGCAAAACTGTGCTCAGCTACTTGTCTCTCTAGGTCTCTCATCTCGGCCAAGTAGCTCGCAGACTCAGTGCTGATACCTGCGGCACCTGCGGCCACTTGTTTTCTCGCCATGGCCTCCATGCTCGCCCTGTTTGCCTGTTGGACCTCTTGGGCTACCCTGAGTGCATCAGCGGCTTGTTGTTGCCGTGTCGCCGAGATCTGCGCCATGTATCGTGCGTTCTCAGCGATCGACGCTCGTTTCTGTGCTTCGGCTTGCATACGGGCTTGTTGGGCCTGTGCGCCGAAACTCAGCATACCCTGGGCTATCGGACCGAGTATAGACATAGTGCCTGTGGCAGCTGCTAGGGTTCCTCCCGCTGCGGCAGTTCCTGTAGTCCCGAGTAGGGCTGCTCCGAGCGGAGCTAATGCTGGTAAACACATAGTAGTTTATTTAGTTGTAATAATAAATTCGTAAAAAGCCTGAGACGAGATCTCTACTTCGCGTAGAAACTTAGCGCCACAGAACTTGAGCCAACGTATGGCCATCTTGTTGTCTTTGAGCACCACATTAGAGGTGACCCCAAAGGGCTTAGAGATATATTGCACCCAGTCACGCGATGCTCTTATGAAGTGCCTACGGTGCTTAGTGACATCCGGCGTTCCAAGCATCCAGATATAACCACCGTCTTTAGTAGGCCCTGAGCCGAACATAGCGAACGGCTTCTTGTCTCCATCGAGCGCCGTGTAAGTTGACCTGTCGGTCGTTAAGGCTAACATTAAGGCTTTCTTTGGCGTGCTGCCTAGGAGTGTGCACTCTAGGGCATCGTGGGGCCTCAGGTTATCTTTGAGCTCATGGACATGGTGTATCGCCGCCTGGACGATCGAACAGTCTCCGTAAGTCCTACTAGGCTCCATATCGACTTGACCGTGTGTGCACAAAGGTTTCGAACTCAGCGGACTGGAAGTTACTAGGCTTAGCCCCATCGTTCTCCAGCTTGATCTCTACGTTTTCACTAGAGGTAAACACAGGGGCCCTAAAGAACCCGTCTTTGAGCTCAGTGCGTAAAATCTGTAAAGAACCTCCTGACGACGTGAACGACTCAGGAAACTCGTTAGTATACGTGTTGCGCTTGTCTGGTGTCACCTTGATCTTATAGTCTGAAGTTTGCGTGTGGTAAAGCGATAGGTTCTTGATGAACTGCTTGGCCGAAGCGTTAGGTGTCCGGGCTTGTCCTGCCTGGGCCTTAAAGATCTGCTCAGAGAACGTGTAGGCACTGGTGAACTCATAGCCTACCCAGACCGACGTGTAGTCATCCCATACGCCTGTGGTGGTCACGGCGAGCGAAGTAACACCGCCGGAAGTAGTAACTGTCACTGGTATATTTACACCCCTGTCAGTGTATACCTTAATATCAGAGGCAGCTAAGTAGGGACTATAGGATGTACCTCCAACTACAAATGTGCTAATGTTTTCTCTAAGAGGCTTAGTGCTACCGGCGGTAAACGTAGGAAACTTCACCTGATCATTGTAGATTATTGCTGGAATACGCATGTCTAAGTGAGTGACATTGTCCTCAGGTGTTGTTGCGATTGATGTGGTTAACGCAGATCCGTTAGCTGTGTAAGTCGCAAGCCCTTCGTCTTCTCCGTCAAAGTTCAAAGGCATACTAACTATAGAGGGAATGTTTGTTGTGGGGTTAGCGACAATCAAGTAAAGCGTTGAGTCAATAAACTCAAAGCCTCGTATCTTCATGTTAAAGTCCCACTTAAACCATGAGCTCAGAACCTTCTTGTTCTCGCTAAAGAAGTAACGATACATGTAAAGAGACTGGTCTTCGTCTTTGGACAAGACGCCCAGTAGGTTCTGTGAGAGCGACCCAGAGAAATACGTAATGTCCTTAGGAATATACCGAGGAGCTTGCTCAGTGATCTCGTTGGACTCATAGACGTCAGTGGTCTTGTTGAGCGAAAACTCTCGGATACCTGTGTGGTTCCCTAAGTCAAATGGATAATAAATATATGAACCGACAGACACAGGGTCGGTCTCATCGTTGTATTCAAAGTTAGTAATAGGCTTCACTGAGACCGTCTTAGGTGTCAGTAGGTCTTCGCCTTTGAGAACAAACTGCCCGTTATTTGAGAACAGTACGAGGTTCTCTTGGGACGTAGCGGCTGCAGTAAGACTAACGACACGCTGCGCCTCAACAATGACGTCAATCGGGTCTGAGTCGAGAAGGGTTGTGACAGTGGTCCGTCCAAAGTTATACTCAAAGTCCCCTGAGCTATTACGTGCGCCTAGTCCCGCCTCTGAGAGTATCACGTTGCCTTCACAGATAAACCCTAAGCGGTTCTTGAAGAACACACTGTTCTGTATGTTCTTACCGACAAACGAAGCGAACGGATTAGAGATCTCATCGCCTACAAACTTAGGGGCCGTTTTGATCTCATTGATCTCAAACTTGTTTAATGATGTATTAATAATTAATCGAGGCAGCGTGGAATTATCGTAACTCCTAAGTTGTCCAGGCGCGAACGTCTCGACCCACGCACCGTTCCCTATGTCTTGTCCGTCGGTTGTCTCAAACTTAACGTAGTAGTCGTCAGCAGATAACTCTTGGTCTCCTCGGACTTTAACTATGAAGCCATTTTTAGCGTAGAGTGGTAAGTCAGTAATCGAACCGACTTCCTTATAGACAACGCCGAGTGCGCCGTCGCCGAGACCGTCGTGGCCTCGGATCTCAAAGTCTCCTTTGTTTGATGCTCTGGTCAAGACAATGAGGTTTCCGTTGATGGTTTTAGAAAAATCAGAACCAAGCGGAGAGGTAAGCGCAGTGTTTAATAAGCCTGCAATAACTGAAGTGTCTGCGTTCACTGCTGGAGTAGTGCCTGTGGATGGTCCTGAAGTTATAGACACATTACTAGTAGCTGTCCCTGCTGTAGCCACAGCTTCCCCTAGTTCCAGTGTAACTGTTATTGAAATAGTATCTCCTACGTTTTCATTGGCTCCGATGCTCAGTGCAGGCCCTATGTTCCCTTTTGAAGCAGAAGTAACGACTCCTGTTGCTTCGTTTGAAACGCCTACAACTAGCGTTGCATCCACGTCACCTATAGTCCTAACAACCTTTGAGCTATAAGTTCCAGGGAAACTAACAACAGTATAAGTTTGGCCGTTAGTATACCCTTGTCCACCATTAGCAATAGAGCCGACGGATGTTAACACGTATCGTGAGTTCCCCCTGTTGCTCGTCCTGCTATATGTAAGGTTTACCTGTGCAGCGACTGGCGACGTAGTAGAATAAGTAAGGTCTACCGCGTATTTCTTTTCGTAGTCTCCTTGCTTAATAAAAATCAGCGCTTCTTTGTCTAAGTCAGGGGCACGAGACGATTGGTCTGTCGCTACTGTCTTAGAACGGTTAACAAGAAAGGTGCCGTCAGAAACAGTAGAGGCCCTAAGAAGACTACGGGGGGTTCCGACCGACGATGGGATGTCTAGGTAAGAGAACGCTGTTAATAGTCCTCCTGAGACTCCGTTGATAGTCGCCTCGTCCCCACTGAGGACATTGTAAGCGTAGATCTTAGCGCCATCGTGTAGCAATACGTATCGCTCAGTTTCACTTCTGTTGATAAAGTGAATAAAGCTATCTTCCGAAAGAGTAAGACCAGGAGCACCTAGTCTTTGAACAAACCTAGTGCCGTTGCGTTTTGTTAATCCATCAACAACACTGCTCATGAAGTTAACCTGTTCGTCGCATTGTCCCGAGAACCGTGTGGCGTCAGGCTGCTGGCTAACCCCTTGGATAAGGTTTGGTAATGATGTATTGATTAATGGCATTAGAGAATGTCGTAGTTTCGGTTGACCCCGAGGCAAGACGCAACGTCATAGTTATCAAAGATAGTCCTGTCGGCTCCTTGGCCATCGGCTTCTTCGAGGTTATAGCGTGCTTTGAGTTCATCCCGTAGGATCTGTTGCTCAAGCTCCTGAGACCCGACGGTGCGTGCCTGGAAGACCCTTGAGGCTTTGAGTGTAATGTATCTCCGTGCTTGTTCAGGGAGATCTGTGAAATCTAAAAGGAACATCAACCTGACGTCAATGTCGCTTGTGAAAGTGAATGTGTTGTCTTCACGGTTAAACAGTTTACCGCCGCGTTGCACAATGTCCTTAGAGTGATCTAGGGTATCTACGTGCATAATGTCAGCCGCGAGAACAATCTCATCGCTACTGTTAGGGCTAAGCGTCTGCTTATTGACCGTATTGAAGTGCCATCCCTCTGACTGAACCTCGCGACTAACTTCGTCTAACACAGTGATCGCGGTGACCGCAGAGATAGGCAGTGAGGTAGTGACAGTGATCTGAGTCACGGGGCTTTCACCTATGGTGCTCAGCATCGTATTGACAGCTTCGAGTTCTGTAGTGAGTGGCATAATAATATTAATAAAATGAAAAAATACCCCGTCCCCAACTTAATGAGGACGAGGCATGAATTTAGTGTGTGCTATTAGCTAGCAGCAGAAGATCCTGCGCTGACCACAACAGCAGACTCAGGGCGAAGAACGCCGAGGCCCATTGCATACTTAGCAACAAAGAGAGTAGACTGACGTTCAATCAGATACTCAGACTCAGTCGCAAGGTCGAGGAGCTTAACGCAACCAACAGCCGATGGGTGTCCAGCGACGAAACCGAAGGTTCCTGCGCTTCCACCAGTTACACCGTCAAGCTCACCTTTGTAACCAGACGAAGGCGAAGCGATGTTAGTGTCTTCAAACGGGCTGTTAGCAACTGCGTTGTCATCAGTGGCTGTCTTAGTAGATACAGCAGTCTGAACACCTTCGATGTGTGGGCTCTTGTAAAGCTTGATGCCAGCGACTTCAACGATGTTACCCTTAGCTACGTCAGCAGAGCCACTTGAAGTGTCCTTGTTGATCGCTGCGTTGTCAGCAGTCAGTAGCTTGTAGTATTGTGATGGAGTCAAGATAGCAAAGCGGTCCTCAGAGGGGACTTCTTTTTCATCGAGGGCCTTAGCGCAATCGAAGAGTGCACCGATAATACCAGCGACTGTGCTAGTGTCTACACCGAAGATCTCAGTTCCGGTGTCACCGCCTGTGAAGTTAGCAGTGGTGGTGAGACCAGCAGCAAACAACGTGTTAAGAATCTGGATGTCCATGCGCTTAGCCAGGGCTTTACCAAGCTCAGCAGAGTAGATAGAACGAAGGTCATAGTGATTCTTCAGTTCATCAATGCGTGGAATCAGAGACGAAGCAACAAGCATGTCGTCGATGTTGATTACTTTCTCGTTGTGAGCAATCTGAGACAAGTAGGCACCAGAGCCCAGGAGGTCGTCCCCGGCTTTGTGATACTTGGCTTCAGCGCGCCCTGAAACAGGGAACTGAGCAGATTTACCACTAGAGATAGTGCGAGTCATGATGAGGTCTTTAGCTACGTTCGTTTCGTTGAACGCAGTGAGGATCTCACCGCTGAATACTTTAAGGAACAACGCTGAGTCTGCGGTCAAAGCGCCAGCAGGTGTTGCGCGTCCCCCAGTTCCATTCACCTTACCCGGAATGGTGGGATTATTAGTTGGCATAATAAGTTATAGTTATAGTTTTGGTTTCTTTCGTCTGTGGACTTTAGTTTCTACTGTTCGCCGCAAGTTGTCCGACGCATCGGGCTTGGTGGTTACTAGTCTAGTTACTTCGGTTTGTTAGACTCAGGGAAAATTTTAGTTAAATACATCTAGCTGTCTTATGCAGCTCCTGATGATAGTATAAGTGGTTCTGTTGGTGTCATCGTCGTCTTCGTAGGTTGGATGCCACGATGTAATATTAATAAATGTTTTATCTATATGCTCAATGACTCCGTAGACAGTGCAGACCAGGGGCTTCCCTAAGTCTTGCGCGTGGTCCAAAAAGACGACCCTAGCGATGTCTTCAAGCTCTATTTCTTGATCCGCAGCTTCACACGGGCAGCAGGGGTGTTTGCAACAAACTGCTTCCCCTTCGCACCAGCACGTTTCTTCTTGCGTGCAGTGGAGGCTCTCTGTGTCTGACTTAGGCTTTTCGCTTTCGATGATGGAAGACATCTGTCTGGATTTTTCTTGTTCTTTGAGGTTCCGCATGGTCCTTTGATTTTACCGTCGGTGCCTATTCGGACCCAGTTCTGCTTTCGCCAGTTTGCTAGTTCACCCACGTTTCTTTTTGATTTTAAGTTTAGACCGCTTGCCCTTACCGTAGTTAGGGTCTTTGCAGTATTTCGATGCCGCCATGTTAGCGTAAGCGCTCGGATACTTATCGAACGTGCGCTTAGCCCATGCGATTCCTTTAGGACATATTTTAGCCATGCTTCAACTGAAGGTTACTTGTTCTTTCACTTCTTCTTTTTGATGCGAAGGCCTTTTCGTTTAACTTTGTTTTTATTATACATAATCTTTAACATTTCCAGCGCCTTAGTGCTAACGCTTTGCGTGTAGGGCGTCCCTTAGCGTCTTTCATAGGGCCCTTAACGCCGCTCATGCGTGCACAGAACGATCTCTTACGGGGACCACCACCAGGCTGAGGTTTCTTAAGTTTACTCCCAGTCTTACTGTTGTAATACTTACGGCCTTTTTCTGTGAGGCCTCCCTTCTTAGACTTGTGTTCTTTCCTGAGACTGACTCCCTGTCTTTTCATTGTTATAATAATTAATAAATCCTTTTGCCAAAGAAGAACCTAAGGTGTCAAAGCTATGCTCAAACATCTCCCAGTCTTCTTCGTTGGATCCAAAGAACGGCTCAGTGATAACAGCAGGACAATGCGTTTCTCTTAGGAACTTAGCTCCTCGGCTCTTCGCTGTCTTCGGTTTAGCCCCTCGGTCTTTGACACCGAAGGTATTCACTACTTGATCCTGGAGGCACTTGGCCAACTTCTCGCTCTTCTTAGACTTATACCAGTAGAGCATCTCGCTGCCATGTGCCGCAGGTGTCGCCGCGTTAAAGTGTAGTTCGATCGCAGCGTTAACTTTGAGGGCCTTGAGATCAGCACTCAGGTTCTCCATAGACTCTGCGTAATTGTTCCCGGTATACTCGTGGACAATCACTGAGGGAACACCAGCGTCATCGAGTTCTTCTTTGATAGACTTAGCGACCTGGAGGTTATACGTCCACTCGTTGGTCTCTCCGTCACACGCAACAGCGCCCATGTCATTGTATCGACTGTGGCCGACACATATAGCTAACACTGGGTCAGCCGGGGGTAACTGTGCGTCATCAGTAAACCATGCTCTACAACTCATTCTCTAGGTAGTTAATGTAGTGAAGTAACGCAGAGATCGTTTGTTTCTCCTCTTTGTCAAAGTCATGGGTAT